GAATCGGGCTTGCCGCGAGTGCGACATCGGTCCAGAGCGGTAAGCCAAACACCCGCGCCTGCCAGGACAGCAGCAGGTTTTCCATCTTCACGCGTTCGGTATCGGAGCCGACCAGAGCGCTGTACTCGAAGCTGCGCCTTGCACCGGCACGCAAGCGCACGCGCTGCTCGAATCCGGCATGGGACTCCATCACATCCGTGAGCCATTCGAGCCGCTCGATGACCGGCTGCACCCAGTTCGGTGCAAAGATCCAGCCGACGATACGGCGTCCGGTCGCCAGCAAGGTGGCAACGTCCAAAGCGAATGCAAAAAGAAACGTCGCATTCACGGTTGGCGGACCATTCGGCGTCACCGCGAGCGTATAGAGCCGCGATTCGTTGGCAGCAAACACGGTGGGTGCGGGCACCGGCCCGATCAGCGTCATGCCTTCGGCTCCGGTGGCGGTCAGGGACGCCAATGTGTTCGGTGTCAGCCGTGCATTCCAGACCTCGATCGTGCGGCTCTGCTCCGAGGCCAGGCTGCCGAGGTTGATGCGCCCGGGCAGCAGGTGCACGCGGAAGTAGTAGTCCTCGAAGTAGCTCGGCACCTGCATGCCGGTCAGCGACCGCTGCGCAGGAACCGTGATGTCGGTTGCGTAGCTTCGCGCTCCTTTCTCCGCGCGTGGCGTATCGCTGGCGGTGTACGGATAGATGGCGGCAACCTGATACCCGTCGATGCTCAGGAGCGGGTTAAGTGAGCCAGCCTGAGCGCGATCGAGCACCATGCCTGTCAGGACGGGCATGTCAAAGCTCTCGATTGAGGTAACGTGGGTAGATCAGGGACCGTCGTACCGGACTGCCATCGCAATCGTTCCCGAGTGAGTAGCGCCGTTGTAGGGCGACGCGGCGCGGCTCGCGGTGTTCTTGCGATACACCGGTGCGATAAACCAGCGCTCCGAGCCGAGCGTCAGGATCTGGCCGTCGTCGATGTTGTCGTTGCGCGTCATCCGCAAATGCGGGAGCTCCGCGACGTGCGACCAGAAGCTGGACGGTTGCGCGGCCATGATGTGGATGCGCGTCAGCACGGCCTCTCCGTTCCAGTTGTTCGGCTGAGTCAGCAGCAGCGTGGGGACGGCAATGGTGGCACGCGCGTTATTCGGATTCGCCGTGGAGACGCCCACGGGGTTGTTCCACCAGCCGTGACCGTTGAAGTTCAGGTAGATCGAGCTGTTCTGGACACCAGTGGTGTCGTTGGATTGCCAGAACGGTGCGCCGGATGTGTTGCCGCCACCGCTGCCGGTGCTGCCATTCGAGTCGATCGCCACACCGGCGCTGGTGCTGATATCGGAGGTCGCTGTGCCCCAATGCCAGATGGCATTGCCGAGCACGCCAAAGCTGCGTGCCTGGCCGATTGCCAGCCATTGCCACCACATCACCTGGTAGTTGACGGCCACGATGATGTTGTCCGGGGCCGTGTGGACGAAGATGTGGTACGTCACCGGGTAGCTCAGCAGCGTATTGCCGGCTTGCCCAAGCCGGTTGGTGATGCCGACCAGCTTGGCAGCTGGTGTGTTCAGCGTCGCCCCGGAGTAGCCAAGGGCGGCTTGCACTAGGAGGTTCAAGCCGCTGATCGTCAGGCGACCGTAGATGTCGCCCTTGTAGAGCATGCTGTTGCCGGCGTCCCAGGACCAACCGTTGTCGGTTCCGGCAGTGACCACGGCATTGAGCAGATCGCTGGCGCTGTTGGCCAGCCCGGTGACGTAAGGCATCAGGAGAGCTCCAGCGCGATGTAGTCGCCAAACGACGTGCGGCCGACGTCCTGGATGACGACGTAGTTCTTGCCGTCGATGACGAGGGTGTTCTCGACGACGTTGTCGAAGCCGGTGATGTGGTAGATCCCGTCAAGCGCGCCGTAGATGTTTCCGGAGTCGTAGAGCATCACCGGATAGAGTGCGTAGGTGGTCTCAGCCGGACGGCAGGCATTGGCCATCGTCGATTGGCCCCAGGGGGTGGCGAGCGGCGCCTTCCATGTGCCGTCGTTGAAATGCATGCGCAGGTTGTTGCGATTGCCTTTCCACGGCATGGTGTGGGTCGTCTCGGAGTAGCGCGTGGCCGATGCGCTGGTCAGCATGCCGGCCGCGAACAACGGCTGGGGGTACTGGCCCGGGGATGCATAGGGGAAAAACTTGCCGATGCCGAACGATTCGTACACGGGTGTGCCGACCTTCATCGCCACATTCAGCCGCTGACCATTCACGGAGAGCCAGTAGTCGATGCGCTGGTTATGGGCAGGCACACCAAGCACCGGCGAGATGCCTGGCTGGGTCAGAAACGAGTTGGCCGCGACGTAGCCTTTCATGGTCGCGACGGCCAGGTTGTAGTAATCCGCGTTGCTGTCCTGGTAGCAGTAGACTCCACAGAAGATCTGTTCGGTACCGGAGAGGCCGGGCGCCATCATCAGCAGTTCGCGGTTCGCGATGGCGGTGTCGTAACGGAGGATGGTCCAACCCTCGGCCAGGCAGACGTCGCGAATCGTTTCGAGCATTTGCTGGTGGGCGAGCATCGTCGTGTTGTCGACGAAGCCGACGTAGGCAGTCATGCGTGTGGTCCTTGGTAGATTCGGTGTTTGTGTCAGCCCAGCACCTGACGCACCGCGCCCGCGTTGCGTTGAAGGATGTTGAGAATGGTTTTTTCGCCCGAGGACGAGTTGAGATAATCGGCGGCCATCGCCGGGTCGATGACGTTGACGATGCGCACCGCTTGCCCTTGTGCCTGCTGGGGCGGTGCTTCCGGCACCAGCCCGCCGGCGGCGAACGCCAGTGCATTGCCCCTGACGCGCGGCCCAGACGACAGGCCGTTGATGGAGTGCAGGAAATCCACGCCAACCCGTTTCACCGCAGCGGCATTCATGACGAACTCGCCGGCGGACAGACGCGCCGGGATCGAATCGGAGGTCGAAGTACCAGGACCCGTTACCAATCCACCCGAGGCGAACTTCTTCGTGTTGCCGAGCAGCCCCATCACCGCCGCGACCATGGCGACCATCGCCGCTATCGCAAGCGCCGGCCCCACATAGGGGATGGAGGCTTGTGAAGCCGCCGCACCGGCGCCCGCCTTGGCGGCGTCCATCGAAACCACAGCGGTGGTCTCCGCCGATTTCTGTGCGACGGTTGTGGCGCTGGCCGCTGCGTCCACGGCCTGTTCCTGCTGCACGAAGCCCAGTTTGATCGCCAGCATCCGCGCCTGCATGGCGATCCACTGCTGGAAAGGCTGAATGACGATCTGCTGCAAGAAGGCGTCCGCCACTTGCTGGAAGATAGTGGCGAGAGCGCTGCGCCAAGCCTGCGCACCGGTGATCATCCCGTTTAGCGCACTGCCAAAGCTCTCGCCGATGCGGTTCCACAGCGGCGCCATTTCGTCGACGACCAGCTTGGTGCGTTCCAGTTCGTTGCGCCATGCCTGCACCCGAACGACCGCATCGGGGCCGATGGCTTGCGCCGCCTGCTGCATGGTCGGCAGCAGGCGCTCCATCTCGGTGGCCGACTGCTGCTGCAGGGCGACGATCTGCTGACGGGCCTGTGCTTCAGTCAGCAATCCCGCCTGCTGTTGCGTCTGAATGGCTTCTTGCGCATTGCGCAGTCGCTCGGTTACCAGCCGCCACTCGACTTCCAGCGCCGCCAGGTTGGCTTGCGCCGCTTTCACGTCGATCAGCCGATCGATCAGTGACACGCCGTCGGCGTCGCTCTCGGCCAACAGACGTGCCTTCAGATCGCGGTAGCCGCGTTCGATCGCGGCTCGACGATCGGCGGCACCGGACTGTCCGGTGATCTGCGCCAGTTCCTCGCGGGTCTGGGTCAGCGCATCGGCCATTTCGCGCTCGGCATCGGCGGCCTTGCGTGCGTTCGCGACTTCGACATCGGCTCGTTTGTTGTTGAGCACGATGAGATCGGCCTCGATCTTCGCTACCTCCGCTTTGGCCTTGAGTCGCGCGCCCTCCTCAGATCCCGATGTGGCGATACGCTGTTGCTCCGCCAGCAAGGATCGCGTGCGGGCAATCTCGGCATCGATCTCGCGGGTTTCCAATGCACTCTTGGCGGCGTAGTAGTCCGCCAGCGAGATCAGCCGCCCGTCGAGTGCCTCGTCCAGCTCGCGAGACTGCCGATCCAGCGCATCCTTGAGCAGCTTCAGCTCGGCATCGGCCTGTGCTTTGGCCAGTGCCAGCCTTGCGTTGCCGTTGTCTCCGGTAGCCCGTCCGGGCGTGCGCAGTCGATCGATCAGACTGGGATCGGCAACAATCGCCGGTGCCCGTACCTCGATCGGCTTCGGGTCGAACAGGCTGTCGCGGAACCTCGCCAATTCGTCCAGGCGCTGGACCAGACTGCCTTTGAGTTCCGTGATGACGGCTTTGGCACCAGACACGTTGCCAGATAGCGCCTCGACGGCGGCCGCCATGCCAGCCCCGATCGCTTCACCCAGCGCCACGAATGCCTTGCCTACGGTGGCGGCACCCAGCGCCAGGGTTTTGAGAACCAGCACCACGCCGTCCAGGATGGCGCGCAGCAAGCCGCCTTGCTTTGCCGACTCCACCATCCCGTTGGCCATGTCGTTCATGGCCGGCAGGAAGGCTTCGATCACCCGGTTGCCGATGCTGCTGATCGCTAGGCGCACCTTGGCGAGCGAGTCGTTGAACACCTCGGCCTGTGCAGCAGTGTCGCCACCAATCTGCACGCCCAGGGCTTGCAACTCCGTCGTCAGCGCCTCGACGCCATCACGCCCTTGGTTGAGGAACGGGATGAGGTCGGCGCCCGATTTGCCGAAGAGATCCACTGCGAGCGCGGTCTTCTGGGCACCATCGGGCATCGCCTTGAAACGGTCGGTAAGGTCGAGCAAGACCTGGTCGGTGGCGCGCAGCGTCCCGTCCTGGTTCTGGATGGCGACGCCGACCGCTGCGAATCCGCGTGCCGCTTCATCCGATCCAGTCGCAGCATCGAGCATGCGAGTCGCGAGCTTGCGCAGGCCACCTTCGAACTTCTCTCCCGAGACGCCGGCCAGATCCGCAACCGGGATCAGGGTCGAGAGTGACTCGACAGTGATCCCTACCCGCTGCGAAAGCTTGGACAGCGAGTCCGCTGAATCAAGCGATGACTTGACCATTGCGCCAAGCCCGGCCGCAGAGACAGCCAGACCCAGCGTGCCAAGCAATCCATTGATGGATCGCGCGGCGTTGCCCAGATTACCCAGATTGCGCTTGATGGAATCGAAGGCGCCACGGGTCTGGTCGACGGCGGTGATCAGCAGTTGTGCGCGGTTGTTGGCCATCAGGATTTCGCCAGTTCTTTCTGAATTGCGCCTGCCAAACGCGGCAGGGACCGCTGGACAGCGCCGGTCAGGTTTAGCCGCCGCTTGAGCGAGACGGACTTGACCAGCACGGCGATCGGAATCTCCTGGCCGCGTTTGATCTGTTTGGCTCCGGTGCGCCCACGCTCGGCCCGCTTGAAGCGGTTGAGTTGGGATGCGTTTTCACGGATGTTCTCGGCCATCAAGATGACCTTGCCGTTCTTCTCGACGAAAAAGGCGTTGCCTGATCGCAGCAGACCATCGATGACGGCTTTGAAACGCTTCGGTCCGATTCGCCCCGGAAGCAATGGAATCAGCAGATTCCCGGAGACCGTCCCGCCTTTTTCATGCAGACCGAGCCAGGGAATCTTGCTGCCGATCAGCAAGGCCGGCAGTCGATCGGTCTTCTTGTCCAGCACCTTGGCCTGCATTGAGGAGACGAAGCTGTTGCGCTTGACGTTGAAGGCACCGCGCATCTGGGTGCGTGCCGCGTCGCGTACTTCGCGGCCACCGGATTGCATACCGCGCTTGAGCGCCGCCCGGATGGCATCGCGGCGCTCGGTGGACCAGGCATTGAATTGCCGAGCATCGAACAGTCCTGAGGCGGTCAGATCAATCTTCACGATCGAGCTCCCGCTGTAGCCGTTCGATGGATCGCTTGTCGCCCTGGCAGGCCACAGCGGTCAGGCCCAGAAGCAGGCTCGCGTGCTCGCGATCTCGTTGTGTTTCCGCATCGAGAAAGGCAGTCAGCTGGGCCAGCGTGTAGTCCAGGAGATCCGGCAACCGATGTCCGGCATGAATCAAACGGTGGATGGCGTGAGCCCAGCCAAGGGACCGCTCATTTGCGCGTTGATCCGGGCGGCGGCGTGCTGGATCGTCGGCACCACCCGCTGCACGAAAAAATCCGCATTCACCTCGAATAAGGTGGTGGCCAGGCGTATGGCATCGTCCATCGTCAATGCCGCCGCCCAGTCCTGGGGCTGGCGCGAGGCCACGGCGATAGCTTTGATCAGCGCTTCGCCGTGGTCGGCCAGCAGTTCGAGCCAATCCGGCTCGCTGTCGACCAACCTGTGAGCGAAGGGTCGAACCGCAGCGAGCAGCGCCGGGATTTCGCCGACGCGGATCGGTGTGATCGCCAATTCCACGCCCGCTATCTCCAGGGATTGTGGGGTGGGAGGAAATGCATCAAAGTCGCTCATCACTCACCTCACAGCAACACGATGCGGCCGAACTGGCCCAGGTCGCCGGTCGCGGGCTTCAGCGTGTCGGCCAGAACCTGACCAGACAGCTCGAATTTGAGCAGCTCGTCGGTGATGACCGAGAGCTCCTTGGCCGGATTGATTGCCACGCGGTAGAGATCGATCACGACTTCGCGGTTGCCGTCCGCCGTGTTCAGTCCCTCGAAGCGCACCCAGCGCTCGGGCAGCGGCTGGGTGAACATCGCCGTGCTCTGCGCCGCGCCGTAGGCGTAGTCGACCTTGAAAGGCTCGACGTAGGGCCCGCCGGTGGTCTTGTCGTTGATCGCCAGCGAACCGTGTTTGGCATTGAGGGTGTACTGAGCTGCCGGCAGCGTCTTGGGCGTAGCCGTGGAATCCTTGACCACGACCGTCGACACATTCTGTTTGGCCAGCAGGTAGAGGCTGCCCAGGGTGACGGGATTGGGCAGCGCTTCGGCGGTAACCGTGCCGCTGACCTGATCGGTGGTCGTGCCGTACAACGCCAAACCCAGGTTGACCGCGATCAGCTCTTCCAGCGTGCAGGCGAACTCGCCCTTCTTGGTCTTGATCAGCTGCAGGTCGGTCAGGCGCTGGCCGCTGGTCGACTCTTGGTGTTCCAGTGTCTCTACCGACAGGGAGACTTTGAGTTCGGGCACGTTTCCCACGTAATTCAAGCCCTGTGGTTGGCCGGTGATGTCGCGGGCGCCGATGTAGACGCGCCCCTGTCCAGAAAAGTAAGGCATGGTCAGTCTCCCTTGCGTGCAGTGGGTTGCGATTTGCCGGTCGACTCTTGGAGTCCGTCAGTGGCTTTGGCGACGCCAGCGTCGATCAGCCAACGTGCAGCGGCCTCGTCGAGGACGAGCAGATCGCCCGGCGCGAAGCAGACGCCGGCATGGGTATGGGGTTTCAGTAGTTCGATGTGCATGTCGGGCTATCCAGTTCGGGTCAGGTCAAGTGCGTGGGTGCGGTAGCGGATCTCGTAACGAGCAGGCAGCGCCACGGCTCCGGCGTCGGCGTCCTCTGGGTCCCACTCGCAATCCACCTCGCGCAGGGCCAGTGCCAGACCGCCAAGGTTGGTGTCGCTCATCAAGGCCGCGTGGGCGGCGACGACGGCCAGATCGGCTTGATCGAAGGCATCGTCCCCACGAGCCACGGCTACCAAACGCACCATCAGCAGCCGGTCGACGAGGTTGTTGGCATGCGCGCTGATGCTGTCGCCTTCGGCAAATAGCAGCAGCGCGGGGCTGGCTTCCCGCGTCACCGGCACGGTCGGAAAGCGCAGCACCGGCGTGGGCGCCACCCCGGCAGTGAGGCGCGCGACGACCTCCCGCAAGATGCGCTCGCGGATGGAGTTCATGAGCGGAAGTCCTCAGAGTCGAGAGAGTGAAGCGCGCTTTTCGCTGCCGTCGCCGATGCTGCGGATATCGCGGACGCGGTAATCGCTGCCACCGATGGCGACCGTGTCGCCTGCTGCCAGGCTCGGCAACGCCGATGCTGGAAAACGCATCGTGTAGTCAGTGGATAGGGCCAGCCCATCCAGGATGGTCTCGTCTGGCGATCGGAAATCGACAGCGATCGTTTGGCTACCGATCTCCGCATCCACCAGCAAGCCAGATCGCGCAGCGGCGTCGTAGAAATCCTCGATGTGCACCATCACACCGTCAGCTTCACGAGCACACCCGGGCGGTGGCACATGGGCAGCGGGTTCGACTGGGTATGCAGGTCGGTGCCCCGATCGAACTTGCGCGGCTCCTGCTTGGCATAGAGCGTCTGCCCGATGGTGTTGACCGTCTCGTTGAAGTCAGCCGGCGCGAAGTAGGTGCCGAAGGTATCCACCGTACCCAGCGGGAAGGCATGGGCCTCGCCAGCCGCGATAAAGCGACGGGTGGTGCCGGTGGGATCGGTTGCCTGCCCGCGATACTCCTCGAAGGTGATGCCGGCGTAGGTGAAGCCCCGGCGCACGTCGTTGATCAGGATGGCGCCCTGCTGCCAGTTCTCGAACGCTTTCTCGACCTTGGCATGACCGGTCAGTGCGGCGAAGAACTCGGGCGAGCACAGGCAGTGCACACCGCTCATGAACTCGCCTTTGAGGTTGTCCTCGATCGCGGCCAGGGTCGCGAGGCATTTCGCCTTCACGTTGGTACCGGCGTTGCCGAGGTCAAAGGCGATGGTCTGCGGCGTGATGTCGAACTCGTCGAACAGGTCGTACAGCACGGAACCGTCAGCATCGAGGATGACGCCCTTCAGGGCACCCATGCGCAGGTGCTCCAGCGTGATCGCATGCTTGTTGCGCATGGTCTCCAGGTGGCGTGCGATGACGCCCGCGACCGCTTCCGTTTCAGTCTCCGAGCCAAAGGCGCGGATGCCCTGGACTTCCTCGGGCAGGACGACATCGTCATGCGGGATGTGCGGGATCACGAACGAGCGCAGGGTGCGCTTTCCTCGTACACCGACCGTGCCCGGCGCGCCCGGCGGCAGCGTGGGCAGCAGGTTCAGCACGCCGTTCATCTCCTCGACGATGACCTGCCGCTGGCGCACCGGCTTGGCCGGCATCAGGCCGAGTTCTTCGATGCGACCATAGCGATTGGGGAGAATGTTGATGGCCGCTGTGAGCGCTGCCATTGAGAACGCGGGATTGGTAAAGGGGTTCTGCATGGTATGTCTCCTAGATCAGGCGGCGGTTCGGACGAGGACGCCACGCGCTTCGATCTGAGCGATTGCGGTGGCCTTCTCGGTGGGGGTGATGGCGACCGGCCACACCAGGGCATGGCTGGCGACGATGGCGTGGCGGGAGATCAGCAGCGCGTCTTCGCGGTCGATCAGGGTCGCGTCCACATCGGCGGCGAGCACGCCAACTGCGTTCTCGGTGCCGTCGGTAGCAGCCGGGTCGAGTGCTTTCAGCTTGCCGGTCGTGCTGTCGCGGCCGACGATGGCACCGAGCAGCAGGTTCTGACCGGCAGCGACCGTGGCCAGGTCGCGTGAATAGAGGTTCGGTGCCTCGTACTTGAGGAGATCACCGAGGTTGTTGGTTTCCGAAATGGCAGGCATGGCTTACTCCTTCGTGGCGAGTTTCTTGACGGCGGCAACGACCGGGCTGCTCTCCGGTCGCACAGTGGTTCCCGCATCGGCGGTGATGCGCGAGGCAATC